AACATCCTCTCCCAGAAGACTGATGATGATAGGGCGACTGAGGATGGCATCTTCTTGTGGGATTCTGAGGGCTACCCAGTAGTCTCAAAGAATGGTGAGTTTCGCCAAATAGTTTTGGCTGATGGTCATGGCGATTTCCAAATAGCGTCAGACGTTACATTTGCGGCAGGAGTCGCCAAAGAGCTAACGTGGTCAGCTGTAGGCACTCCCCACGGGATATCAATTAGCGGCAATGATCTAGTGTTAGAGGAAGCTGGGCACTACATGGCTGCATTCTCTGCCCAGATCTATTCAACGTCTAGCTCGACAGTTAATTTTGCCTTCTGGTCGAAGCTGAACGGCACTGCTGGGAATACTATGCGAAATGCGCTCCACCAGAACGGCGCTGCGATAGTTGTTAGTCGAACGGTGATATTTAACGCTCCAGCGAATGCGACGCTGACGGCTCTTGCAGCGGTTGATGGCACTGCTGGTCAGTTAAAGGCGTTTCCGGCAAATAGCATTGCAACTGAGCCTGCTTCGCCTTCTGCAACACTTTCTGTATTCAGATTACACCAGTGATATAATGAGCCTTGACGCAGAGCTAGAAAGATGTCGGAAGTGGATTGAGGCGGCTCTTGAGTACAGTGGCGGCACTCATGATTTTGATGACATTGTTGAAGCGGTAAAGTTGGGGGCGATGCAGTTTTGGCCAGCAGAGGATGCGGCGGCAATCACTGAGATAATCACGTTTCCAAAGAAGAAAGTGCTGCATATTTTTTTAGCAGGCGGAAATATGGACACTATAGTTGACATGAACGCATCAGCTGAATACTTCGCAAAAATGAACGGGTGCTCAGGTTTAACGATCGCAGGTCGAAAGGGTTGGGCGAAGGTACTTAAAGAGACGGGCTACAGCGAAGCCTTTGTAACGCTGAAGAAGGATATTTGATATGTCAGGTGGTGGAAAGGGCGGCAAGCAGAGCACTAAGGTTGAAATCCCAGCGTGGGCTGAGCAGGCTATGCAAGAGAACCTGAATAGAGCTAAGGATATGGCCCAGATCGGCTATATGCCTTACTACGGCCCCGATGTTGCTGCGTTTACCCCAATGCAAGAGATGGGCATGCAAAGTTCTATGGATGCAGCGGCAGCGTTTGGCTTAGCTCCACAGGGTATGGATGCAATGGCCGGTATGCCTCAAGCACAAGAGTTTGCTGGCGGTGTACGAGGTTATTCTTCTGGGGACTTGTTTGAGCAGGCTCGAAGAGAGTTTGAGATGCGTAACCCGCAACAGGCGGCTCAATACGATCAGCTATTTGTCCCATATGGTACGGAAGAGACAAATCCAAACATGCAGCCACAGCAAAACGGTATTCCTTACACAGACCCTCAAACGGGGGAAACCAGATACATACAGGTGCCGTGGGGAAATATTAGAATCCCACTAGGTTTTTAAGAGGATTTTATTATGTTTTCACCATTAATTGGACGGCCAGCTCCTAGCGGAGGCAACCCACAAACTCAACCTGTTTCCGGATCCCCAATGATGGCTCAGCCTACTCAGGGCGCTCGTTTAGGATCTTTTCCGGTTGGCAGTAGCGGGAAAGGCGGCGCTGGATATACGGGCGAGTACACCGGCTCAGGTCAGTTGCAGAGCTTGGCAGGTGGCTCGGCGTCTGGCTCAGCGTCTGGCTCAGGAGATTACACGATTGCAAACCAGACTGCCGCTAGGTACGGGCAGCCCACTGGACAAGCCACAACGCCGAACATGTTTAACCAAGCATCCCAAGCGACGTCTATGGGTATGGCGGGTGCTATGGGTGAAATGGGATACCGTCCAATGATGGTTGACCCGTCCCAATATAATGTTACGGGCGAGACGGGGAGTCCAATGATGGTTGACCCGTCTCAGTATGGCGCTATGGGCGGATCCCCTACCGGCGGTTATGGCGGTGGTGGAGCATCTGTTACGTCGCAGCAGATCAACCCAATGTCTGCTCAGATGGAGGCGGCACAGACAACTCAGGAAGATATTAGTCGCTTCTTCAATCCCTATACGACTGAGGTTGTAGATACATCTCTCGCTGACATTGAGCGCGCTCGACAAATGCAACAGAATGCTGCCGCAGCTCAGGCTCAGGCTGCTGGTGCCTTTGGTGGCTCTCGTGGCGCTCTTATGGAGTCTGAAGTAGGCCGCAACGCACTGGATCAAGCTGCGCGCACTGCGGCTCAATTACGTCAACAAGGGTTTACTCAAGCGGTCGGATTTGGCCAGCAGGATGTTGCGCGCCGGCAGGCGGCTGCGTCTCAAAACGCACAACAAAAACTGGCAGCACAGCAGGCCAACCAGCAGGCTGCATTGCAAGCTGCAATGACTAACGCACAGGTTGGTGCTCAGCGTTACGGTATTAGTCAGCAGGCTGATACTGCGAGGATGAGAGCGGGATTAGAGGCGCAACTTGCCAACCAGCAGTCTAGTACTGCGGGGATGAGGGCGGGTCTAGAGGCGCAGCTCGCCAACCAACGGGCACAACTTGCAGGTTCAGGTCAGAGGCTTGCGGCAGGTCAGCAGTTGGCCAATATCGGCAATCTAGGGTTTGGTCAGGCTCAGGATGTACAGGCCAATATGCAGCAGCAGGGAGCCATGCAGCAGGCTCTACAACAGCAGTTAATTAATGCGGCCCAAGGCCAGTATGGCGGCTATACAGGCTTCCCTGCGCAGAGCCTTGGTTATTACAGTCAAGCGCTTGGTGCATCTCAGATCCCTCAGAACCAAACTACTTCACGATCTCCAGGTCTATTTGATTATTTAACCCTCGGCGCGAGCATATTCTGATGAGTAAGGGCATTCTAAGATCATTGATTGGCGGTCTATACGACTACTCACAGCAGCCCTCTCAGGAGGAGCTACTGAAGATGCAGGTGGGTATGCCGCAGTCTATGAACCCTATCCAGCAGTCTCAAATGGGCGGCCAGTACAACGCTGCACAAATGGGTCTTCCGCAGACGGGCTTTAATGGCCAAATGAGTCCTGCCGCGATGGGGCAGCAGAGTCCCACAATGCCGGTAAGTCAGCCTGGTTTGATGGACTTGATATCAAATAGGTATCAGGACTTCCAGCGTCAGCAGTTACCGCAGCAGTTGCAGCGGGGCAATGACAACTTCTCTCGCCTACTCAACATGTTGGGCGCTAAGTGACGGGTGCTAAGTAATGGGCATATTAGATCAGTTAATGGGGCCGACGGGGATGAATTCTCAACAGCAGAAGCAGATGCTGATGAATGCCCCACAAGTCACCACGGGCCAGCCGACCTATGTCGCACCAGAGCCTAGCTTTTTGAATAGGCTGGGCGCAGGTGCAATGGATTACCTTGGTGACCCCACTAACCGTGCTCGGTTGGCGATGGCGTTTAACACTATGCGCCTCAACCCTGATCCGAATATTGCAAAAATGGCACAGTCTCGTATTGAGACAGCACAAGCCATGAAGTTGCTCAATCAACAGGGCAATCGCACGGCTGATGCTTTGGAGAGGGCTGGTCAGACAGAACTTGCAGACCTTGTTAGGGCTAATCCTGATTTGGCAAAGACGGCAATAACGGCATTGACTAGGAGTCCATCAGCATTTGCTGAAAAATTGGCTGCTGCTAAGCGGGCATATCCAAACCTCAGCGAAGCTGAGTTGATGGATAAGCTACTGGCTCCATCAAATCAGACAACCATTGATCTAGGTGAGGCCGAGAGCTCATTCCAGAAAGAGGCGGGCCAAGGACAGGCCAAATTTATAAATACACTTGCTGAAGGGCTTCCTGCGGCAGCGGCGCTTGAGAGTGATGTTAATCGCTTGCAGGCACTAAGCGAGGCTGTTGAAAAGGGTGGGCTATCAAATATTCCGAATGCAATGCGGCGATTGATTCCTCAAGGATTAGATCCAACATTTGACGCTTACTCTAGTCAGATGCTTGGTGTTGCTCAAGGATTGCGGCAGGCAGGCACTGGCGCTCAGTCAGAGCGTGATATGGATCTGCTTATCGCTCGCGCTGGGTCTATTGGTAGCGATGTTACAGCAAGACGAATTGCTCATCAGGCTCTTTTAGAAAAGGCGTCTATTGATCGCCAAATGGGAACCATTGCGCGACAGATTCAACTTAATGCTAGCAATCCGCAAAAGGTTCAAGAATTGCAGGCTCAACTTGATGAGCTTCTCATGCGCCCAGCTATGACTAATGAAATGCGGACATACCTAGACGGCTTAACGCCAGACTTTAGTCTTGATGACATTGACGCAGAGCTAAAGCGAAGGGGCTTATAATAATGGCTGTTCTCATCCAAGACATTTCAGACGAAGAGCTTTTACGTCTTAAAGCGCAAAAGCAGCAGCCTGTTGAATCTCAGCGATTTAGGACGGCATTGCAGGGCGCGACCTATAATGTCGCTGATGAGATTGAAGCTGGAATCCGCAGTGTTCTTCCTGAGTCGTTGGGTGGTGGTGAGTATTCTCAAATACGTGACGAGCTTAGAAGCAAGCTAAAAGCGTACAAAAAGCAAAACCCTAACGAGGCCATTACCTATGAGCTTATGGGTGCGCTAGTTCCTGCCGTGGCGACTATGTTCATTCCTGGAATGCAGGCGGCTGGGCCGTTGCGTTTAGCTGGGGTGGCAGGCTTAGAGGGTTTGACGGCTTACACTGGGGCAATGGAGGGAGCGCCAACAAAAGAGGATATTGTTCCTGCGACATTCTCGGGTGGTGTTAGTGCTGTTGGCGGCCCTATAGGTCAGATGGCCATGCGTGGCACTGGGGTTGTTGGATCTAGGCTGGTAAACCTTGCCAGAGAAACCCTTGGCGATAAGCCTGCTAATGCCGTACAGGCTGAGTTAAAAAGGCTAGCAGAAGGAACTGGCAAGACTGTTGATGAGATAGCGCAAGACGTTATTGACGGTAAAATAATGGCTGAAAATAAGACATTGCAAGCAGCGGTTCGCGCATTGAGAAGCAAGGGCGGAGAGGCTGGAGCCTTAATCACTGAGACGCTACCAGCGCGGAGGACTGCCACCAGAGCTGCTGCTATGGAAGGTATGCAGTCAGAGCTTGCTCAGTCTCAAGGCAATGTTTTAAAGACAATGCGCGCTAGTGATGAGCAGTTAGGGAGAGTTGAGTCAGAAGCGTACAGGCGTGTTTTTGGCGATAACGCAGAGGTTACACCAGACATTGCGCGGACTATGCAGGATTTGGTGCGGCGATTCCCTGACGTAAGAGATTCATTATCATCACTTTACGGTGAAAGGAACCTAGTGCCTTTGTTTGCTGCTGATGATGCAGGCGCTATTTCACTCAAGAGAATCCCAACCGTTGAAGATGCAGAAATACTCCGCAGGGCCATGGATGAGCAGGCTAGCACTATGTATCGTGCTGGCACTGGCACTCGTGGAGAGGTGGCGGCTGAGGCGGCATCAACATTAAGAAGCCAGCTCGATGAGGCGTTTCCCGATCTTCAGGCTGTTCGAGCGCAAGCGAGGCAAAGAAGGGTTATCCGAGACCAGTTTGAAGAGGGCAGGAAAGCGTTAGGCGGCAAGTCTGCTGACGAAATTGAAATAATGTTTGAGCAGGCTCAGGGTCAGGGTAATGCTGCTGTACGTGCGTTTAGGGCTGGCGTTATGGACGCTATTAGAAATCGCGCCAAGCGTTCTCCATCACTTATGGGTAGGCTTGCTGATCCTGATAGGCAGGAAGGCGCTGTTTTGCGAATTGTATATCCTGAATCATCTGTTGATGATATTCAGCGCAAACTGGATATTGCGGCAGGGTCAGAAGAGTTGTACCAAAAAGTTCTCTATAACTCTATGACGGCACCAGAGCAGGCTGCTGCATCACAAATGGGATTAGCAACTACAGCGGCTGATATTGCTCAGTTGGCGCAAGGAAGCCCAATGGCTGCGCTTAATATGGTTGCAAAGAAAATAGCATCAGCCATGCCTCAGTTAACTGACAAGGATCGCCTTGGTGTTGCTCGGGTATTGCTTACTGAAGATCCAAATATGGTGTTGCGCGCACTAACCGACAACACTTCAACAGACGAGCTTATACGAAGGGCTATGAAAATTGCCGACGTTGCGGGTGCTGGCGTTAGGACTGCTACGGCGCAGCAAGCTGGATTGTTATCTCAAGGAAGCCAATAAATGCTCAAGCCCATGACAGAACGCGAGATTGAGTCTATTGCCCGAGACGCGGTAAAGGACGCTGTTGACTTTGTTGAGTCAGAGATTGCTGAAGATCGCATTAAGGCTCAGAAGTACTTTGATGGCCAAGTCGATATTGGCGAGGAGGAGGGTCGCTCTAAGGTTGTGGCGACGAAGGTGCGTGACACCATTCGGGCTATCAAGCCATCCCTTATGCGGGTATTCCTCCAAACTGACAAGCCTGTTGAGTACGTCCCTAGAGGGCCAGAGGATGTTCGTATGGCCGAGCAGGCCACAGAGTACATGCACTATGTATTCAACGAACAGAACGGCTATAGAGTCCTGAATGACGCTTTCCACGACGCAATGGTTAAGAAGGTTGGCATCACTAAGATTTACTGGGACACATACCAAGAGCAAGAGACCTACGAGTTTAATGATCTGAATGAGATGGAGTATCAGGCCATCACTGTTGATGACGACGTTGAGGTGCTCTCCGAAACCATTAAGACTGAGATTCAGATTGATGAGATGGGCATGGAAGTGGAGATGCCCAAGTATGATTTGAAGATCGCCAAGTACCGGGATGAGGGTAAGCTCTGCATTGAGTCTGTACCACCTGAAGAATTCTTTGTGGATCGGGAGGCGAAGAGCATTGATAACGCCTACTGTGTCGCGCACAGGACTGAGATGCGGGTGAGCGATTTAGTCCAGATGGGTTTTAACTACGATGAGGTCAGCGACCTGTCTGGCCTTCAGCACTCCGACACGTTTAGTGAGGTCGAAGAGTACACCCGGAGAGGTTACGACCAAGACTATACGGACGAAGACATACAAGACCCTTCCATGCGGTTGGTTGCTGTGACTGAGGTCTACATGAAGATTGACGTAGAGGGTACTGGTATCCCTACGTTGCAGAAGGTGCTGCTAGGTGGTGCTCAATACAAGCTTTTGGACGTTGAGCCTTGTGGGCATATCCCCTTTGCTTCATTCGAGGTTGACCCTGAGCCGCATACGTTCTACGGGCGCTCTGTCGCTGATCTGATTATCCACGATCAAGACGCGGCCACTGCTATATTGCGTGGTGTATTAGATAACGTTGCGCTGACTAATAGCCCTCGATTAGAGATTCTAGATGGTGCCGTTAACATTGATGACGTACTCAACAATGAGATTGGCGGTGTCATTCGAGTTAAACAGCCTAGTGCCATACAAGCGCAGGCAGTGCCCTTTGTGGCGGGACAGACGCTAACTG